ATAATTGAGTTCTTAGAAGATCGTGGGTGGAGTATCGAGCCTCATGTTGATAAACAACCGTTAAAATTTACAAAAAGTTATAATATTATTGCTCCTTCGAAAGATCGTAAAGAGATTGATTCAACACCGAGAACAAAAACAATAACTCTCACAATGCAAAAGATTATTCAGAATATGGTTAATGCTTTTAATAATTCGCTTCCAAGTTTATATAAGCAGTATCAAGAATTAAAAGATCAATCTAAAGAAGCCGAGAATCCAGCCGATAAAGATAAAATTGCTATTCAACAAGTTCTCGTTGCTGTTAAGTTGAGAAACCTAGCCAATTTGTATCTTAATTCTAATGAATTTTATTCTGGTGAGGATATGCTCTCCATTTTTCTATCTAAAAAAGCTAATCAATTTTATGAAATAACAACAGATGAAGCACAGATGTATAAATGGCAGGAATCATTCTCCGGACTTTATAAGCCAGCCTATGTTATTTTCTCGCGACATCCTGTTGATGTTTATAGAATGTCCGACTTTACTGAAATCACATCCTGTCACTCTCCTCCATCAAGAAAAGGAGAGAGCACAAAATTCGATCAATTTAATATTTGTGCTCTTGCTGAAGCTTGGGCGAATGGAATGATTTCTTATGTTGTTACAGAAGAGGAATTCAATAAAGCGAACATCCAACCAACACAAGAAGCAATTGATAAATACGAAGACAGGGAATTATTTTGGGATAGACAACGTGGCGAAGGTGCTTTGGTTCCGAGATCAAGAATAAGAATTAGAAATACTTCTTATACAGACCCAGATAGTGGTGCTGTAACTCAAATTGCTATTCCAGATCAAAAAGTATATGGTAAAGATGTTGCCGGCTTTAAAGAATATGTGCGAAATTATATCGGAAGTATTCAAAAAGACAGCATCCAAAAAATTTATCAAAACGAAATTATAGGTTCAGAAGATGGTGTAGCAATAATCAGTCTTGATAATTTTGAAAGATTCGGTGGAAGTTATGAAGATGCCGGAATGGCTGTTCATCAAAATCTTCCTTTAATGTTTGCCTCGGCTCTTGGGCTTGAATCAACCAAGATTGAATCCTCGGGACATTTAAAATATGATAAGTCATTTCAAAATGAACTTCGAGATCGTACCGAAGATGAACTTGGATCATCTTTGGATATGTTACAAATCCAAGCCGATGAAGAAGCCGCGGCTGCTAGTCGCAATACCAGATGGCATTTCGATGTTTCCTTAAATCAAGAGGATTACGACGATCAAGTTTATGTTGAGGAGATTTTGCTTACAGTGTTCGCTATTCTCCCAGAGTCCGTCAATGTCGGAGACAATTATACAGCAATCAACGAAGCATTCGAGGAATATATAAATAGATTTAATCTTTATTGGGGCAATGAAGAAATAGAGCCAGACTCTATCGCAGCATATGCTCCTTCGACTTTTATGACTCATAACTTCACAACACCTTTTATTGCGATTAGGTATCCAGATTTAGCTAGAATATCTAGTGACAATGGAGATACAATAAGTTTTGGGGAACTCTCGGACACACTTGAAAATATGGCCGATACTTCAAGAAATGGCGGCTTAAACCTTGCTCTTGTAACCGACCCTTATATTGAAGATGCTTTCGATGCTGTTGCAAAAGATATTTGTGCTTTAAGAGGTTTCTATGATGATCCCGAATGGTATTTAAACCAAGTTTATCATCAAACTATAGATGAAAGTAATTGGCTTGTTGATTCTGTTAGCGAAGGCGAAACAAACACAATGCTGGAGATTATCGAAGAAGTTTCATATGATACTATTATGAACATTGATCTAAAAGAGCTTATTAGTCGCGGCGAATATACTCCAAAACAAGCGGCAGCTATACTCATTGCTATTGGCGAAAGCGAAGATCTTCAACAATGGCTTATTCGTGAAATCAATAAAGAATGCCAGATTGCTGTTGGAAATGGCGAGACTTTTATTAATAATAATGAAACTGTTATTCCTTTTACAATAGACGGGCCTCAAACATATCAAACAGTTGAAGATGTCGTGGCTGACATCGATTCTGGCGCCGAGGATCATTTTCAATTAAAAATGACAATAACAAAAGACCAAATTAACTCGAAAGCAAAATTCCTTGCTCTTTATTCTCTTTTATCGCAATACGACCAAGACGAGATGGCAACCTTGATTTTGGCTTACAGCGATGAGATTAAGAATTTGTTTCCAGCAGAACCACAAGCCGTAACCGAAAATAAAAGACGAATGAAAATTCGTATGCTCCGAGGATAGTAAATGTCAGAAGACAACAAATGGTCAAAGCCCGCATCTCCACCACCTCCTCTCTTTCTGGGAGAGAAGGAGCGAAATCTTGTTAAACAAGTCAATGATGAGATCATCGAAAGGGTCATCGGCCAACAGGTCCTTTACTTCCCCATCGATATGTCTCGCACCAACTTCCATCCAATATATGGCGAGGCCATTGAAAAAACTTTTCTTCATCCAATCAGAGTCTATGCTCTTGTTGAATATGAAGGAGTTGAAACAACATTCCTTGAAGGCGTTGGTTTAGATAAAACAACAAATATCAAAGTCAACTTTCATAAACGAAGATTGACTGAAGATCAGAACCTTTTTGTTCGCGAAGGCGACTTCGTAAGATACGGAGATTTTTTTTACGAGATAGTTAAGTTAAATGAGCCAAAACAATTATTTGGCCAAATCGAGCATCGTTTTGAAGTATCAGCACAATGCATAAGAGCAAGGGACGGATTATTCAATGGCAGTTGAGACTAACGGACAGACAATTGAAGCATCAACATTAGAAAATATTGATGTTGGCTTTTATGAGTATATTGATGAACAATTAAATCTTCATGTGACCTCGAACGGTGGCTTTAAGAAAGTTCCTGTTATCTGGACAGCCGCAGAACGTGCTTTTCAAGTCAAAAACGATGCAACCCTTCGCGATTCTTCGGGCAAACTTCGCTTGCCTACCATAAACATCGAAAGAACATCTGTTGTCAAAGATCCTTCATTTAAAGGCTCTCATCAGGCAAATCATTTAATTCCAGCAACGGGACCTCGAGGTTACAAAAATAATCCTTCATTGCAAGGACGAAGAATTATTCAAGTTAAGTCCTCCGAGTTTATGGAGAACGATTTAAATCGAGACTCAAAAGGTGCGGCAAATACAGGCCATACAATAACAAAAAAAATTGTTTACGATGAAATCTACCTCCCGATACCTGTTTACGTTTCCATTACATATTCTTTAACAATTAGAACAGAATATCAGCAGCAAATGAATGATTTGGTTTTACCTTTGATAACATCAACAGGCCAAATCAATTCGTTTGTGTTTACAAAGAATGGTTATCGTTATGAAGCTTTTATTCAACAAGATTATACGCAAGACAACAATGCAAACAATCTCGGAGAAGAAGAAAGATATTTCTCAACCAAAATTGAAGTTAAGGTTCTTGGTTATGTTCATGGCCTTGGCGCAAACGATCCTAAACCTCAAGTCGTCACCAAAGAAAACATTGTCGAGGTTAAGTTGGTCGGAGAAAGAATAGTAAAAAATATTGGTGATGATAAGAATTATGTATGATAGGGTTATTGACTATTTAAATAACTATTTAATACGAATAACATTAAATTATAGGAGATACTTTAATGGCTACTAAATTTGACTTTTTGTCTCCCGGTGTAAATATCAGAGAGATCGACCGCTCAATCCTTCCAGCTCAAGCACAAGAGCCCGGACCGATTTTAATTGGGCGCGCTAAGCGAGGACCCGCTCTTAAGCCTGTTTTGATCAATACATACGAAGACTTTGTTTCTGTTTTTGGTGAACCTGTTCTTGGAACTGCTGGTTCAACTTCTGATGTTTGGAGACAAGGAAATATCCTTGGACCACAATACGCCGGTATTGCTGCTCAGGCTCATCTAGCTTCTCAAACATCTCCTGTTACATTTGTTCGTCTTTTGGGTGAGCAAGATGCTTCTCAAACATCCGGTGTTAAGGCTGGCTGGTCTGTAGCTGGATTAAACGCTGCTGTTGCTAGCAACTCAACAGCATACGGCTTGTTTATGGTAAACTCAGCTTCTGCTAATGCTAATCCAACAGGCTCGCTTGCAGCCATTCTTTATGCAACCGCAGGTGCTATTACGCTTTCTGGTACAATTGCTGGCTCTAGCGCTACTACTTCATCCGCTGGTACTCTTATTAAGTCCTCGGTAGATGGTAGAGGTTTCCAAATTGACATTTGGAGCTCTGGCGGCTCTGTCGCTGAATCTCATGTTGTTAACTTTAACAGAGATGATCAATCAAATTATATTCGTTCTAAAATGAATACAAATCCTGTGCTGACCAATTCTGCGCTTTATTCTTCAGTTAAAAACTATTGGCTTGGAGAAACATTTGAAAGAGATCTCGCAGATAACGTAACAAACAGCAATGCTGGTGAGGTATACGGTATCATTCTTCCTCTTCAAAGTGGATCTGCTGCTAACTGGGGTAATTGGCAACAAAAAATGAGAGTTGCACAATCAGGCTGGGTTATTGCTCAAGATACTGGTCCTGCTGCTTCTTATGTTGCCGAGGATGCTCAAAAACTTTTCCGTCTTGTTTCTCTTCATGAAGGTTCTGATCTTCAAAAGAATATTATGGTTGGAATTAGCAATATTACAGCTCCAAATGATGTTACCGTTAATGCTTTTGCGACATTCGATGTTGTAACAATGGACATGAATGGCAATGCTCTCGAGACCATGGCAGGCTGTGATCTTAATCCACAATCTGATAATTATATTGTTAAAAGATTTGGTGATACCAGCTTTGAGTGGATTCCAGCAGAAAGAAGATACCGAGTTAAAGGTTCTGAACCAAATATTTCAAATTACTTCCGAGTTGAGGTTGATGGTTTGGTTGAGGCTGGTGGTGCCGATGGTCTTGTTCCATTTGGTTTCCTCGGCCCTGTTCGTCCAAAAGGATTTTCTTTGATTTCAGGATCCTTCGAGGCACAAACTTTTGGCGCAACAGATTCTGGTTCTGCTGAAAATTTCGCAGGCGCTTTTGTCCAAGGTAATGCCGACATGCCTTATGCTGGTGGTGTTAGTTCAGATATTTTCGCATACTTGCCAACAAACTATTCTGCTTCATTCCGTTTTCCTTCTCTCGCTCTCCGAGACGCTGGTTCTGAAGGAAGCCCTGTTAGCGAATACGAAGTATACTACGGAATTCGTCCAAAGACCGCAGCAAATGAGTCAAGAAATGACGCTGGTTTCGGAGATTACTTAAGAGGTCTTCCTGCTGATATCGAATCTTACTCTGCTTCTGGTGATTACGAATATTCTTTTGTTTTCTCAATGGATGACCTTGTCGTTGATTCTGGTACTAGAACTGTAACTTATACTTCTGGATCACGTGCTGCTGGAACTTCTTTCACAGCAACTTCTGGTTCTTCAGATCTTCTCGGAGATGATCCAAATGCTTCATCAGGTGTTGAAATCAAGCAATTTGTTATGCCAATTTGGGGTGGTCGTGATGGCCTCGATGTAACCGAGAAAGAACCTTTTAGAAATACCCTTCTAGACGGTGGTGCTGACATCAATAACGCAATGGTTTATTCTTTGAATCTTGCTATTGATTCTATTAAAGATAACGAGCAAGTTATCGCAAACACTCTTAGTGTTCCCGGTGTAACTGTTAAAGCAATTACCGACAAAGTTATCTCAACTTGCGAGACCAGAAAAGACCTTCTTGGTATTATCGATCTCGAGCAAGCTTATGTTCCAACAACAGAAGCAGCTTCTGAAACTTATTATATTGCCAAGGACACAGTTAATAGAGCAAAGCTTAGAAAACTTAACTCAAGTTATGCGTGCGCTTTCCATCCATGGGTTCAGGTAAGCACCAACACTGGAACTGCTTCTGGTAAGCTTTGGGTTCCGCCTTCTGTTGCTGCTGTCGGTGCCTTCGCTGGATCAACCGCCCAATCAGAACTTTGGTTCGCTCCTGCTGGATTTACCCGTGGTGGCTTGAGTCCTCTCGGCGGCGTTGGCGGACCTCGCGTTGTTAATGTTCGTGAAGCTCTTTCATCAAAAGACAGAGATCTTCTTTACAAATACAACATTAACCCAATCGCTTCATTCCCCGGCGAAGGTATTGTTATCTTCGGTCAGAAGACACTTCAAGCGTTCCCATCTGCTCTTGACAGAATTAATGTTAGAAGACTTCTTATTTACCTTAAGAACGAGCTTTCAAATATTTCAAGAAGACTTCTTTTTGAACCAAATGTTCAAACAACTTGGAATCGATTCAAGTCTCAAGCAGACGGCGTTCTCTCAAATGTCCAAGCAAACCTCGGTGTAACCGAATACAAGATCGTTCTTGACGAGACCACAACCACTGCTGACCTTATTGACAGAAACATCTTGTACGCAAAGATTTACATCAAGCCTACAAGAGCAATTGAATACATCGTTGTTGATCTAATCGTTACCAACACCGGTGCAGAATTTGTGTAACGTGATAATTATTAATAATAGGAGATTAATTCAATGACATTCTGGTCTGCCCAATATAACCCCGGTTCCGAGCCAAAAAGAAATTATAGATTTCAAATCACATTTGAAGGTCTTACCGGACAAAATGGTCCAATTGTTTGGTTCGCAAAGAAGGTTGGTAAGCCTAAGTTTACTGTTACCGAAGCAAAGCATTCTTTCATGGATCACCACTTTTACTTTCCCGGTCGTGTTGAGTGGGACAAGATCTCTATGACTCTTGTTGATCCTGCTTCTCCTAACGCAACCGCCAATATTCTTCAATTGATTGTTGATTCAGGATATAAGATCCCAGCATCTGCTGCGTCTCAATTCTCTTCAATGTCAAAAGGAAAAGCTCAATCAGCGTTTATTTCAAACATCTTGATTCAGCAGATTGATGCTGATGGAAAGATTATCGAGCAATGGACATTGCACAATCCTTTCATTACTAATGTCAGTCTTCCTGAGTTGGCTTATGATAATGATGATCTCGGCGAGATTGAATTAGAACTTCGTTTTGATTACGCTGTATGTGATGTTTCTGGTGGACAGGCATCAAACGATAACAGCACCGAGTTCTTTGGACCTGCATAGAGCTTAACATGTCATGGTGGACCTCCCCAAACGTATACCCTAAAAGAAAAAACAAATTCATTGTTGAGTTTGGGGGAGGCAACAAATTATTTAATGTTAAAACTTGCACCCTTCCATCGGTTGAGGTTGCAACTAAAGAATATACTTTAATCAATCATAAATTTAATTATCCCGGCATCCCAACATGGCAACCAGTTAAAATGACATTTGTTGATGTGCAGAGCGCTGCTATGGTTAGAGGCTTTGATGATACAACCGAAATGTTGTTTAATATTTTAAATAACTCAGGCTATTATTACCCCGACATCCCAAATGAAGGATATAAAAAGTCAGGCGATGGTCATAAATTAGGCTACAATCCAAATGAAGAACAAAACCCAAGACAATTTAGCTCCAAGCTAACAACGACCGAAAAAGCTTCGACAATTGAGAATAGTTTTGGATCTGGCTTGATTGGTGGAACTCCGAATCCAACAGGTGCTAATTCTTCTTTAAATCGATCAATTTCAATTAATTTGCTTAATGAGCATGGAAACACTATTAACACTTGGCTTTTAGTTAATCCAATAATAACAAATATTTCATGGGGCGAGTTAGATTATTCCTCTGATGAATTATTAGAATGTTCTTTAGACATCAAGTACGATTGGGCAGAGTATGTGCCTGTTAGCAATTACCTAGATATTTAATTACTCACACAGAGAGGTGAAATTTGAGTAGAAACAATGAAGAAAGGTTTGGACCACGAGGCGACGGTGGTTCAGAATCTCCAGCAGCATCATCGCTGCCAAATCCAATGGATTTCGTCGCTCCAACAGAACATGTTGAGCTACCATCGCAAGGACAAGGATATCCAGAAGGTCATCCTCTTTGCGGAGAAGAGACAATTGAAATTCGCTTTATGACAGCAAAGGATGAGGACATTCTAACCTCACGCTCTTTGCTTAAGAAAGGTCTTGCAATTGAACGTCTTCTATCGTCTCTTATCTATGATCAAAGAATTGACGCAAAGTCTCTCTTGGTCGGAGATAGAAATGCTATTATTATTGCGGCAAGAAGATCAGCATATGGTAATATTTATAGCACCAAGGCAACATGCCCGAATTGTACAACCGTAACGCCACACGAATTTGATTTAAATAAAGCCGTTGTCACAACTCCAGAAGAGCTCGAAGATATTGGAATCACCAAAACAGACCGAGGCACCTTTGTTTGTTGGCTTCCAAAGACAGAGTTTAAGGTCGAGATTAGACTTCTTAAGGGTCAAGATGAAGTTGAGATGGTTGCCAAAGCTCAAAAACAAAATAAAAATAATTCTCCAGAACGAAATGTATCAGATCAACTTAAAAGGTTTATTGTCTCCGTAAATGACTTCGATACACCCAAAGTTATCAATCATGTCGTTGAAAATTTGACCGCTGTGGACTCAAAGTACCTACGGGGTGTCTACAGGCAATGTTCTCCAAACATTCAAATAATCGACGATTTTTCGTGTCCTGCATGTGGTTATGAACAGGAACTGGAGGTGCCTTTCGGGGCAGACTTTTTTTGGCCTGAGTGATGAATACATGGAGAATGTTTACGAACAATTCTTCATTTTAAAACATTATGGCGCATGGTCTTTGATTGAGCTTTATAATCTTCCTGTCGGTCTTCGAGAATGGTGGCTTAACCGAACCGTTCAAGAATACGAAAAGGAAAAAGAAGCAAATGAAAAGGCAATGAGAAAAGCAAGATGATTAATGCTCCCATGGAGCATTTTTCTTTATGATCTAATTATTGTATGAGGAACTCGTTATGATTGTTATCGATTTAACCAAAAAGAATCAACTAAATGAAAGCTGGCTTCGAATGATCGGCGCATGGTCAAAGACTTTACTGCAACAAATGTTTGGCAAAGACTTTAGCCTTAATATGTCTTTGAAGGAAGAAGAAGCTGACAATAAGCTTAAGTTTATTATCCGAGGAGAAGCCGAGGACATTAAAGCTTATGCTGACGCTTTGTTTATGGAGAAGCAATATCTTGAAGCTTATTCTCAATTTGGCAAAGATCATCCAATGACAAACAAACAACGAGGTTTGCTGCAAACGGCCGTTCAAAAATTCGAGGACAAAACTGGAATTCGCTGGCCCTTTGTTGACGAGGGTTGATAAGTGGCTGAATTAGAAAATCTTGAAGAAGAGGTCAAACTCGAGAAAGAAAGACTCGAGATTGTCAGAGAAAGATTAAAGCTTGAGCAGGAGCTTGCTAATTCTCAAAGAAATAGCAGTGGTGCATACATCGCTGCGCTTAAGGAGCAGGCAGCAATTGCAAATGAAATCAAAAGTGTTTTTGAAAAAAGCGACTTTAAGTTACAAGATCTCAATAAAGCAATGGAAGGCTTAAACCAAAAGTCTCAAGATGAATTGAACAGTATTTATCAAAAATACGAAGCTGAAATTAACTTGCTTGACATTACATTAGACGCAGACAAAATTCAAGAATTGATGAAACAGCGAGCAGAAGAAATGCTCAAAACTGCTGAAGCCCAAGGTAAAAAAGCAGAATTTATTAAAGATACTCAAGGAAAAATAAATACCGCTGTTGCTGGCATGGGAGCGAAACTTGGGCTCGCTGCGAATTTTCAAGATACAAACATTGGCAAGTTTTCTCAAATGCTTAGTGAAGCTCATGCTACAGGCGAGGCAGCCAAGATGATTGGCAAATCATTGAGCGACATGTTCGATCCTGCGAATCTTGCCGTCGCTTTCTTAGAAAAAGTCGCAGAATCAATGATTGCGGTGTTTGTTGCGACCGAACAAGCAAACGCTTCCTTTAGAAGATCAACAGGGTTTACCGGAGACTTCAGAGGCCAGATGATGGCTGTTGCAAATGAGACAATCTTTGCCGGTGTTGGAATCGCAGAAGTCGGAAAAGCATATGGCGCTCTTGCTCAGAATTTCTCAGCATTCAACCCACAAGCCGAGGAAGCAAATAAAGCAATGGTAAAAAATGTTGCTCTCCTTGAGCAGCTTGGCGTATCTGCATCAGAATCTGCAAAGGCCATGGACTTCATGCAAAGATCAATGGGTCTTTCTGCTGACGCTGCGACAGATATGACAAGACGTATCGCCATGGCAGGAAAGAACATTGGTATCACATCTTCAAAAATGATGTCCGACTTTGGTGCGGTCTCAGGCTATCTTGTAACCGAAGGTGATAGAATGGAGCAAGTCTTTGTTGACCTTGCGGCACAAGCCAAAGCAACAGGCATCGAGATCTCTTCTTTGGTCAACCTTGGAAAGCAATTCGATTCGTTCAGCAAAGCCGCTGAGATCACCGGACAATTGAATGCCGTTCTTGGAACAAACTTGAGCACACTCTCAATGATC